CGAGTATGAACACTAAATTGGTAGTAACGTACTCCCTGTTAGCAGCAGGCGGTACAGCCATCGCGCTGTACGCCAGCTATAGGTTGGTCAGAAGGTATACGGTAATTGGGCCGTACCCTTCTGTAATTAGGAACGTCCCTGCTCGATTGATGCAACGAAAGTTGATCGACGCAACACGCAAGCAATTGCAGGTGTCCTGGTTCCTTGGTGAGTCATTACTAACTACAAGACCCAAGAGGGCCACAAACAACGGACACGCTGGAGCCGGGGCCGTACGTGACGAGGCAAGACGCTGGATTGCGTCAAGCATAAGTGCTCAAGGCTGGAGGCGGTGTGAGATTTCCGCCAGTAGACAATCTAGTAACGGCCATTATATAACTCAGCACTTTGCCCCGAACGACCTGAGCCACCCGGTTGCCGATGACATCTATGGCGACTGGGATGTACTGGTAGGGATAGACGTGGACTATTATATAGACGATCTAGGCAAGTACCTTGAATTGGGGAAGCCCGTGATTTTCCATACGTTTAACCCTCTCGAAGTAGCCGGTATGGACGGAGACTGTAGGTTCAGGATTGTCGACGATGTCGTACGGTATGAAGTCGGCGGAGGTGGAGTTTGGAACCACCAGGTGTGGGACTGGTGTGCCGGAGGTGAACTGGTTGAAGTGACATGCAAACATGCGTGGTATTACTGGTTCATGCAGTTCTTAGGGCTGCAAAAGCTACTCTTCGTTAAGGTCTATCACGCGCGGCCGTGGGATGAAAGCCCCCATAGGGCGATCGTCTGGGTCACGCCAGAAACATCATGTTGGACCTTCAAGTGGTTAGCTCATGATCTACATGCGCGGAAGCTCGAGCGCATGGTTTACTCCGACAAAGTCCGGCCTGGGTGAACAGGATCGTGGCGCCGGAGGGTGGTATGCCTGGCGCACCATTGAAGATCAACATCGGCAAACAGGGCGACGACGCCACCGTTACTTTAGCCAAGGTGGACTATGACGCCCTTATGCTGTTGAACAACTCTCAAGCCGTCACAACCCGGATGATTGGCATGAAGTACACCGACACCCGCACCCAAGCCATCTTTGGTGCGTACCACCGGGGAGATAGTAAGATCTTGCATGACTGCGCGTCCATCGTGGCATCCAATACATTAGTCCACTGGCCATATCCCATTGACGCGGACGTTCCGGAGACTAGCAGTAGAGTCTATGCGCGTAGCCTCACTGACGCTCCAAACTTAACACCAATGACTAGACGCTGGGAGGTGCTATCAGAGTCTTTAGAAAGGAGAGTCACAATGGTTGCCAACCATAAGATGCCGACCAAGTATATCCAAGGGTTGGCTATTGAATTCGTTGAGCAAGTTGTGCCCCACCAATCCATCGGTGTCCCGTTGACAGTAGAAGAAGCAGCAAAGCTGCTGGATAAGCCCACTCAGGTACTAGCTGTCAAAAACATTGGGACACCCTCGACGTAAAACACAGGAGGCTTATCGAGTCTTTCGTTAAAAATGAGCCCACCAGCAAGAACGGGCGGATCATTTCATCTTTCCCTGACGCCCGCTTCCTACTCATGTTTAGTCGTTTCACCTTGGCGTTCCGCAACGACGTGTTACATGGCGAACACAATTCACACTGGTTTTGCCCCGGGTTAACCCCCAGCGACATTGCGGTAAAGGTCTGCGACTACGCGGCTAACGTTGAGCAAGTTATCGAGGGGGATTTTTCCAACTTCGACGGCTCCGTTTCCGTGTGGCTGCAACGTCACGTCATGAACGCCGTTTACCACCGCTATTTCAGTTTACTCTTTCGGGAGGAACTGCGCCATTATACAGACATGTTAGTATCTTGTCCGGCGGTGGCGAAAAAGTTTGGCTTCAGGTACGACGCCGGCCCCGGCGTCAAAAGTGGGTCACCGACAACCTGTGACCTTAACACCGTGCTCAACGCCTTTTTGCAGTATGTAGCGATTCGAAGCACAGACAAACACGCTACCCCACAGGAGGCTTTTCGAA